CTCTCAAAATTTCCTCCGGGGGTTTATATTTGGAATTGCTCTCTAATGCTTTTTAAGTGGGTATGATCTTTCTTTATGCCGGTTTGCTCATTACCGTGCTTTGAACACGATTCTCCTTTCACGAGTCTTTCATGTTTAAACCTCCTATAACCCCGTCCAAAACCACCATCATACCCACCTAAAAGGTATTAGAATAGCAACCAAACTCTAGCAGAAAGGGGATGAACTGTTACTTGGCTGCTAAGAAGTCTACACAAACTAACGATGCAGCTCAGCAGTTGCCTCCTCAGTTAACCCCGGAAGAGCGTGAAGCTCGTCTGATAGCGCTTTCATACGACGCCGTCGAGCAGAGGATCCTGAATGGAACTGCTACAGCTGCAGAATACGTTCATTTTCTGAAGGCAGGATCCATTAAGCAGCGACAGGAGATGGACAAGTTGCGCGAAGAGAACGCACTCCTCAGAGCGAAGACAGCGGCGATCGAATCCGAGAAGGATCGTGCAATATTCTACCGTGAAGTTGTTGATGCGCTTCAGAGTTATAGAACGGAGACGGAAGATGTGCCATTCGATCCGTACGTATACTGAATTAATCCAGCTTCCGACATTCATTGAGCGCTTTCGATATTTGAAGCTTGGAGGAAAAGTCGGAGAAGAAACATTTGGTTGGGAACGTTATCTCAATCAGGATTTTTATAGATCGACCGAGTGGCGAGCATTTCGGCGTGAGATTGTTATTCGGGATCATGGCTGTGACTTGGGTCTTGACGGCTACGAGTTTGCAGAAGGTGAAACAATATTTATTCACCATATGAATCCGATTGACACTCACGACATTCTATATCAGACAAAATTTCTTATGAATCCTGAATACGTTATTTCTGTACGTGGAAGAACGCATCAGGCAATTCATTACGGAGACGAATCGATGATCATGGAGTTCGAACCAATCATAAGAACTCCGAACGATACTTGTCCTTGGAGGTGTTAACGATGCGGCAGCTTGAACCGTATTTGGCTCATTACGGCATTCTTGGAATGAAATGGGGCGTACGTCGTTATCAGAATCCCGATGGGACTTTAACGAAAGCCGGAAAACGTCATATTCAGAAGCTTGCGAAAAAGATCGAGCAGAAAGACGCTAAATGGGCCAAAAAGAATCACGATAAGATCTACAATCAGACGTTTAAGAAGAGCAAAGCGGAACTGAATGACTTTCTCGAAAACGACCTGAACAGAAGGATGCCGATGCGAAATAAAGACGGCAGACTTTCGGCAAACTATGTTAATGAGTATAACCGAAAACTTGCAGAAGTTATGAACAAGAACGTCGGCTCCATTCCGGCACCGTCTGGAAAAGTTGTGCAGTACATTGCCAAAAGAGGTTCGGTTGGAGTTCATATGGCACTCGTTGATCAAAGTCGCTTTGACATGAACTCTGTCAGAAGAGGCGTATATGGCGACGGCAGAGTTGCTTACAAACAAGAAAAAGTACACAAAGTCTGAGGTGAAAAGTTATGGCGTGCGGTGGACAGTCGATTCTCCAAACGGTCCGAAAGATGATTGGTCCGTCTGCAGAGTATGACGTTTTCGACACAGATTTGATCATCAACATTAACGCGGCTTTATCCAGGCTCTGTCAGCTTGGAGTTGGCCCAGAGACCCCATTCAAAATAACTGGAGAAGAAGAGACCTGGGACGATTTTATAGACGATGGTCATCAGGAAGAAGTCAAACAGTATATTTACTTGAAAACAAGGCTGATCTTTGATCCACCCGCCAATGCCACGGTTATTAATTTTTATAAGGAAGAGATTGATAAACTAGAATGGCTTCTTAGAGAAGTGGCAAGAGACGGCTACTAATTCAAAATGGCTTTTCGTTTCTTTAATCCAAATCCGAAAGGTCGATTCGTAGGAGACTGCACGATCCGTGCAATCTGCAGGTTGCTAAATCAGGATTGGGATACAGTTTACGCAGCAACGACTTTCCAAGGGTTTCTTTATAAAGATATGCCATCTGGGAACTCTACCTGGGGAGCGTATTTATACAAACTTGGATACAAGCGAGAATTTATACCTGAGAACTGTCTCGGCTGGTACTCTGTGAATGACTTTTGCAGAGATCATCCACGAGGCAGTTTTTTATTGGTTTTGGATCAGCATGTAGTCACCGTGGTGGACGGTGATTACTACGATACGTGGGATTCAGGGAACGAACTCCCAACGTATTTCTGGATGAAAGGAGAATAGTGAAACATGAGCACAAATGCGTTTGGATTGAACCCGGCGCCTGTTGGGACAACCGTAACTCAGCCGTTTACAAATCCGATAGTTCCGTCACCGGTACCGTCTGCAGGCTTGGCGAAAGGATATTCGAATACAGTTCTGAACCCGCAGCCTGCACAAACAAATCCGATTCTGGATGCTGCAGCAGGCCCGAAGTGTAATCTGATCTGGGCGGAAAGTATCGACAAGATTCTTGCGCATCCGACATCTCCAAACGAACAGTTATATTTTGGAGATCAGAATGAGCAGATCATCTATGTTCGAGAGACTGACGGAAACGGCAACGTAAAGAATCCTCTTAAAGCACTCCATTATACGGTTGAAGAGGTTCCGTTTGGTCCTGAAGCACAATTCGTGACGAAAGAAGAACATAAGCAGCTTTATACGCTGGTCGAAAAGCTTTCTCACAATGTTGATTCAATGAACGGAAAACTTGAGCAGCTTTTAAACGGCTGAGGAGGAATGAATAATGAATCCATTTTTTCAATCGCATCAGCAGAATCAGCAGCGTGGTTTTGGACAGGGATTTGATCTGAATGCGGCATTGTGGAATCTGGCAAGGCAGATTGCTCCAACCGGCATGACTCCGGAGCAGATTGTTCGCCAGAAAATTCAAAATGGCGATATGACGCAGGAACAATTTAATCGGTTTGCTCAAATAGCAGATCAGCTGACCGGCGGAAGACGTTAGGTAAGTTTTTATTCATTCGATGTTCACCTCCAAACCCATCTGCAGTACGGCGAGGATCTGAATAAATATTTATTAAGGAGGAATGAGACTATGTCTTATTCTGAAAACGGTAGTGGCACCAACTTTACTATGCCGGTTCAGCCTTTTGGCGGAAATGGTTATGGTGGAGATTTCTTTGGTGGAAACGGCGCCTGGTGGCTGATCATTCTTCTGCTGTTTGCAAATAACGGCTGGGGCAATGGATTCGGTTTCGGTGGTGGCGGAATGATGGCTAATGTGAACAACGACGTTCAGCGTGGTTTCGATCAGTCCGCAATCATGGGATCTCTGAATGGAATTACCAGTGCTATTTCCAATGGTTTTGCCAATGCTGAGATTTCTCGCTGCAATGCTAACACGAATGTTCTTCAGGCTCTGAACACCAATCAGGCTGCGACGATCTCCGGTATGAACGGTCTTGCCATGAATCTGCAGAACTGCTGCTGTGAGAATCGGGCGGGTCTTGCCGATCTGAAGTATACGGTAGCGACCGAGAACTGCGCAGATCGTACGGCTCTGAATGAGGGACTGACCAGCATGATGATGGCCAATAATGCAAATACCCAGGCGATTGTCAATGCCACGAACGCCGGTATTCAGACTGTTATGGACAAGATCTGCCAGCTCGAGCTTGCCGGTAAGGATCAGCAGATTGCGGCTCTTACGGCTCAGCTGAACGAAGCGAATCGTCTGGCTTCTCAGGCCCAGCAGACTGCGACGATTCAGGCTGGTCAGCGTGCCCTGGCGAATGAGATTGAGCAGTATGTTCTGCCGACTCCGCGCCCGGCATATGTTGTTCAGAACCCGAATTGCTGCACTCAGAATCAGAATTGCTGCGCTCAGAACACAGGTTGCGGCTGCATGTGTTAAGGAGGTGCCGAGATGGCTGAATGGACTAGTGTTGCCGTTCAGACGGTAAACCCCGGTGAGGCCATCGTCTTCACCGATACGGCACAGCCCTGCCTGAGGGGTTATATTCTGCACCGTGATGACAGCGGCGCCTTTTTGATGAAGGGGATCGATACCGGTTCCAGTATTCGCAGGTGCTGCTGCAAGCCGGCTACCGTAGACTATATGGTGGATTTCGGTGCTAATATCGCTATTCCTGAAGGAGAGACTGTCGGGCCGATTTCGGTCGCGTTTGCTCTGGACGGAAATACTCTGGCGGGAACCGAAATGGAAGTTACACCGGCTGCTGTGGAACAGTACTTCAATGTTTCCAGAGCCGCCAACGTGTCCATCTGGAAGGGCTGCTGCCAGACGCTCAGTATTCGTAATACCGGGACCACACCGATTCTGGTCCAGGCTGCGAATATTGTGTTCGCGAAGAAGTGAGGAGGAAATTCAAAATGGAACTGAAAATTGAATCCATGGAAAACATGAAGAAAGCCGTAGCGAAATGCCTCGACGAACTCATGATGAAGAACGACCTCACTTCTGCCGAAACCAAAGCCGCTATCGACGGTCTTCATCTGTACGACGAGCTCTGCTGCCGTATTGAGGAGTGCAAGGCTGAGGAAGAGAAGAAAGAACCCGGTGAGTATGCCGAGCGTGGATATTCCAGGCACGGTGAACCTTACCGTCAGTATCACATCACTTCTTATGGCATGCCTGAGCGGGCTGTTTACTCGGATCGCAGATACGCTGATATGAACCGCGGAAGTTACGGAAATCCCAACTATGGCGTTAATGGCTGGTATCAGAGTAATTCCGATGGCTACTCCGGTTATCCCGGATATCCTTCTGAGTTCATGAACCGCAGTTACTGCGGCGATCCGTATTATAGCCCCGAATACTCAGATCGTGGTCGTGGCTACAGTCGTCACAGCATCAGCGACCGTGCGGTATCCTGTCTCGAAAAGCTCTTTGACACATCCGCTTCCGATTATGAGAAGCAGGAATTGAAAAAGTACATTTCGATGATTCGCGCCGCCGGTATGAACGACTAAGTAAAAACGAGAGAGCCTTGGGGTCATCCTCAGGGCTCTCTTTTTAATATTGCAGGAAAGTGAGGGCTGAATATGACTCAAGAAACAAACGACTATCTGGCCCATCACGGAATCAAAGGCCAGAAATGGGGAGTCCGGCGCTATCAGAATCACGATGGTTCGCTGACTGCTGAAGGCCGTAAACGCAGAGGAATCCCCGAAAAAGAAAGCGGCTTAAAGAAACTAGTAAACAGCCGTAAAGAGAAGACGGCCGAAAAGAAAGCAGAAAACGCGGCGAATCGTCACGAGAATCTGAAAAAATACGTAAGAGAACACCCGAAACAGCTTTACAAGAATCGCACGGAGTTTACAAAACAGGAAATTGACGATCTTGTAAAAACGATAGAAGAAGATAAAAAACTAAAGGATATTCGCGATGCTGAAGTCCAAAGACAGTGGAATAAAGTTCAGAATGTCGCTAATAATCTTGGAAAAGTGAAGCAATTGGCCGAAAATGCGAAAGGCGTATACAATCTGGCGTGCGAAGTCAATAACAGTCTTGTTGATTCCGGAACGTTCAAGAATGGCAAGAAGATGCTGAAGATAGGCGAGAGACCAGAAGAAAAGAAAGACACCTGGTTTGATGATAATCTGAAAGCGAACAATTTTGAAGCGCTTCTGAATAATAAAGAAAAGTTAACGAATACTCAGCTTACGGATATTAATAAGCGGAAAACGCAGCTTGATCTGCTTGACAAGAACTTCGGATCCAGTGCGACGTATCAGGGCAAACATCTGAAGCACTGCCTGGATCTTCGGGTCGGCGATCTGGCAGTAGGATAAAAAGAGGAAATAAATTTATGGCGTTATCGAATACCGCTGTACCAAAGTACTACGGCGCATTTCGAGACGCCGTATTACGTGGAGAGATCCCGGTAAACAGGGAAGTCTCTATGCAAATGAATTTGATCGACAAACTGATAGCTGATCCTCGTTTTTATTACGACGACACGGTTATGGAAGGTTGGATCAAATTCTGTGAGTCTGAACTCACATTGACTGATGGCGGCGACCTGACACTTTTGGACTCGTTTAAGCTGTGGGCGGAAGACATCTACAGCTGGTTTTATTTCATCGAAAGAAGTGTGTGGGTTCCCAATCTGGTCGGCAGTGGAGGACACTTTGAAATCCGGAAGATTAAGAAACGTCTTCGCAACAAGCAGTATTTAATTGTGGGACGCGGCGCTGCGAAGAGTGTTTACTGTACCTGCGTTCAGGGTCACGGATTAATCATTGATCCAGAAGCTACCGATCAGATTGTTACCGCCCCACCGATCAGACAATCGGAGGAGACTCTTTTACCA